CAGCAAATTCGTATGGTTGTGCCTGAATCAATATGTCATCTTCATAGCGTCTAAAATGTCTTGTGAATTCTTCTGCCATGTAAATTGCAACAGGATCAATTGTCTGTTGTCTAAACACGGCATATTGCACTTCTGCTGTTGCCCTGTTTTGAAATTCACCTGTTAGCATTCCTGTTGGAACACCAAACACTTGTGCAATCTGTGACCTCACATCTTTTGAAATTGAATCATAAGACATTCCAATTTGTGATTCAGGTGGCATTGTCAATTGCAATCCACCATCTAACAATGCACGCAATCTGTAATTTGGCAAAGCCTCATTCCATTGCTCTTTCAATGTATTCCATAAGTCACCATCAACATTGTCTGCTGATGTTGCAATGAGTGGTGGAACGGCATCATTTGCAAAGAATCTTGCAAGATAGTCACTCACTTCTTTGTCAATGCTTGCATATGGCAATACGGCGGAAACAAGTCCTTTGCCGAATATATTCATGCCAATCATTTCATCAGGTTTGGAAGATGCAGGAAACAAATTCGCAATGTGCATCACTTCATCTTCTGGTAATGTGAATGCACCATCATTTGCGGATTGATATACATACCCTTTAATGAAATTGTCACCACCTCTGATGACTCTCATTCTTGTTGGATTGAGAACCCACATTTGCAATGGAACATCATGCCCTAATTTTGGTGTCCACACAAATGCATTGCCATTGATGTCAAACCAATTTTGAATGCTCTTGAATATTTGTGAATAAGTGAAATATGGATTTGGATTTTTCATCAGGCGATTTACCCAATGACTATTTGAGATCTCTTCCTTTTCCCAATTCAATTCACGAAATGGCTTCATGTCAACAGACATCAATCCATTGGCACGCAATTGCAAACATGCAAAGACAGTGCCTGTTGCTGATGCAATTAGTTCCTGTCCTGATGTGACAGATGTCATTCCGCGACCATCATTCAAATATCCAATTGGAGGTCTTTTGCGTTTTTCCTGAACACCGCCTGCAATGAATTTCACACGCTCTAATATATTTGCATAAAGTGACATTCTCAATTCCTATACATGAATACTTGGTGTTTTTCTTATGGCATTGAACGCCATTGACAATGCATCAATCATGTCATCATGCCTATCTTGTTTCGTGCCTGTGAATGATAACAATTCATCAGTGAATTCAGGAAGCAAATGTGGGACATGATAAACAAGCCCTCTTTCATATTTTGCTTCAATCGGTTGGAATCTTATCATCTTGTCTTTTGTTGATGGAATCCCAATTACATTCATTCTGGTGTTTCTTTTCAGTTCTTGGACAAGCCACGCCTGTGCCTGATTTGATTCAATAGCAACAACCTTTGGCTTCCATTTGTCTTCCATCGCAATGATCCTTTCACCAATTTCGACAAATGTCCAACGCCCTCGCATCATTTCACAAACTACCACTTCATTCTTTGCAGTTATTCCAATGACACATATTGCAGTATAGTCAGCAGTTTCTTTTTCACTGATTGCCAAATCCACACCAATGTAGAATGATTTGCATTCCATTTGATTTGAAATGCGTATCCATTCCCTTTTGATTTTCGCTGCATCCCTATCAACATATTCTGCCAAATATTCCTGTGCAAAAACAAGTGATGGCATTGAATCTCTTTGTTGGTTCACTTCATCAGCATCAATCAATGGATTGTCATAAGTTGTGAAATGAAATGACTGCCAATCATCAAACTTGTTTTGCATTGAATCAAGTTCTGAAAAATGATTCTTTCCTTTTGGTGTTGAAAAGAAAAATGAATCACCACGGTAATCAGTGAGCATAGGACGCAATACAAAATTCCAATCATCTTCTGCATTGTCACAATATGCCCATTCATCTCCAATCATTCTATGGTATTTTGAACCACGCAAGGCATCAGCACGCCAAATGCCTTTCAAGTGCAGGAATGATTCACCAAGTCTGATTTCACCTTCTTTGCATTCTGCACCAACGGCAGTGAACATGTTCTTGGCTTCCTGATATCTGCCTTTCAATTCTTCGTTTGATGGTGCCGTGTATAGAACCTTTGTGCCTTGCATTGACACCATTGTTTCCAATGCCAATGCAAAAGCAAGTGTTGATTTACCCCAACGCCTGCCACATCTAACAACATTGAATCTTTTGCGCTGCTCCATCACTTCCATTTGTGTCTTATGTAGAGTGACATCAATCTGCATTCATCTGATTCCATTTGATTGTCAATACATCTTCCTTTTGCTTTGTTTCCTTTGGCACGCCTGATAATCTTGCAGCTTCATCATCTGTTGCAATCAATTTCATCAAGGCAACTTGCAATGTTGCATTCTCGGATTGATACCACTTTTTACGCATGTTTGCCTTCATGCTGATTCTGTTCTTTTCAAGTTTACTTTTTATTTCGTGGTATTCGTTGCTTTCAATAGGGAAAAATCGATAGAATGTAGTCTTGTCACATGGCAACAACCCAACAATATCATCAATGAAAATCAAGTGATGTTTCTCAATCAGTTCCAATGATTCTTTCAATATGTTTTCTTTTTTATATGCCATTATCATGATGCCAAATTATATGGCTTTCCGTTTCTTTTGATTTGCAATGTCGAATCAAGTTTCATCATTCTGTCAATTATCACTTGACAATACTTTGGATCTAATTCCATACCATAACATTTTCTATTCAATTGATGCGATGCAACCATTGTTGAACCTGAACCAACAAACAAATCAAGACAAATTGACTTTTCATGTGAATAATGATTTTGGAATTTGGCTATAAATTCAATTGGCTTCTGATGCTTGTGTTCTGTTCTTTCATCTTTCAATCTATGCCTGTATTCAAGTTTCAATATAGATGCCATGCCATCATGTAAATTTTGATGCTTACTTGCATTGCCATTGACTTCATGAGAAATTAGTATGTGCATCAAATAAGGATCATTGCCCCTTGGTGATGAAAATTGAAAATTGGCAACAAAAAACTGCTTAAATTCCAATTGTGATTTTCTCAAATAGTCAACAATCCCACGATCATCATGCATCACAAATACATGTGCATTTTCAGTAAACAAAAATATATTTGATGCATATTCATTCTCTTCAATGTCATATGGTGGATCCGTGAAAACGATGTCAGCCTTTTCACCGTTCATCAATTTTGCAACTGCATCACTATCCGTGGAATCCCCACACAACAAACGATGTTCACCTATTTCAAATAAGTCACCAACTACAATGTCAGTGTGAATTTCATTTGGCATTTCATATTCATCATCTTCCGCTTCCAATGTTTCAACATCAATGTTCACAGGCAAATCCAATCCCCATTCTTGCAATTGAATTACATCCCATTCATTTGCCAATTCTTCGTGATTCCATTCACCAAAGTTCACATTGTCTTTGATTAAGAATTGTGCCTTTTGTTCTTCTGTCCATTCATCAGCAACAATCACAGGCAATTCTTTGATGCCAAGTTCCTTTGCTGCTTTCAATCTCATGTTGCCACCTAAGACAACAAACTTTCCATCTTTGTCAGTGAAAACAACCAATGGTCTTTTTTCGAGCATGTCGGGAAAATCTTCAATACTCTTTTTTAGTTTGCTGAATTTTTCATCACGAATCACACGCGGGTTTTTCGGATTGTTTTTTAGTTTAGATAATGCCACCTTCATCTTGATGCTCCCAATATGCCAATGCCCAAACCAATGGCAAATGCTGAAATGATCCAACCAATATCTGTTGTTTTGCTTTCCTGAATCACAGGAACTTCAATTGTCTTTGTCAATATTGAATCAGGTCTTGGTTTTACTACCATACTGAAAAATGATTTGTCAAAAGGCACATGTGAGAATGCCACTTGAATTGTGTCGCCTGTTGTTGTGATAACTGAATCAGCCTGTGCAATGAATGCTGAATCACATGGCAATTGCTCTTTGACATACATTGTATCTTTGTAAGGTACCAATATTTGCTTCACACGGACTTCAGGCTTAACGAAAACAGGTCTTTCGATAGTTTGTACGGTTTTTACAGTATCGTGTCTTAGAATCGATTTGTAGCCCTTTTCTTGACATCCTTTACCAAATAGGAATCCTGCTATCAATGCCATTGCAATCATTGCCCAAATGATTCTATTCATGCTATCTTTCATTTCATCACCTTTCCATGTTCAATGATCATGTTCTGCATCTGTGCATCTTCATGAATGATTGCAAAACCATGATTGCTTTGTGAATGCATCATATATCCCCTTTTAAGCTTCGACAAGGTGCCAATTGAATCACACCTTATGAATTCACCGTCTAATGTCTTTTTCCGCGCTGTGGATGTTTTATGCAAATGTCCAATGGCACAATTAGACATCACCTTATTCATCAATGCCTGTGCAGGTGTTAATCCACTTACTTTCAATTCGTGACCATGTGCAAGCCAAATTGAATTCACCATCATCAATTGCATTGAATCTACAAATGCAATTCCCTTTTGCTTTAATTCGAGTAATGAAATCCAATCAACAATGCCTGCAAATTGTTCAGCCTTTTCCATGATGTATCTTTCAAGTCTGTCTTCATGATTCCCAACTTTGAAATATATTTTTGCATTTGGGAATTGTGCCTGCAAGTTATCCATGAAATTTCTTGCAAGTTTTAATTCCATCACAAATTCAATATCATCTTTTCTTTTTGCCCATCTTGACAATTTATGTGCATCAATCAAATCACCATTCAAAATGATATTTTCAGGTTTTTCTTTTGCCAAGTACATGATGCATGCTGTGATTGCATCAATGTCATGGAATCCCAAATGTATATCACACAAAACGGCTGTTTTTCCCGTGATGATTATTTCATCAGGAATTTCATTTTTTCCATCTTCCATTTGCATCAACCAAGCGGGAACAATATCTGATTCATCAATCATTCCATGCCTGTGTTGCATCAACATTTCAATTTCCTGTTCGGACAATCGGAATCTATTTGCACCATCAGATGTTTTATTTTTATTGGTTTTCATTTGCACTATTCATGCTGTGAAAAATGATTGATGCTGCTTCCTGTTCAGTACCATCAATTGCAGTTTCTGTATTCCATATGTTGCCTGATTCATCTTTGAACTTCCAAAGCAAAACAGGCACGCCGTCTTCATTTGCAGCCTCGGTTGTTTTGTAGTGTTCTAATGTCATGCAACCTCCCAAATGGTAAGCCGTGAACCCGCGTACAAAATCAAGCCTGTGGCAACGCTTGCATTTTGTGCCCATTTAACTTGCAGTGTCGTGGTTGTGCTTGTTTTGCTTGTACCATTTATTGTAATTCTTGTCGGTATACCTACATTGGTTGATATGGTGCCATTTGTATTCACGGTTGTAGCGTCTGTTAAATTACTCGCAAAGAAAGTACCGAAGGGTGCCCAATAGCCAGTGCTGCTTGCATCTATCGCAATTTTTAGAACGGGAGTATTTGTCGTATTACTTCTTCCAACAAGCAAAACCAATTCCCAATAGTAGGATTTTCCACCTGTCAAAGATTGAAATAAATGGTCATCATCTTGCAATGTGGTAGAACTTGTAACTGTTTCATCAGCTGTTTTTGTTTTCACAAATGTTGGTGCGCCTAATCCACCCGCCGTTGTCCAAGATATATTTCCGCTGCCATCAGTAGATAAAACTTGACCATTAGTTCCACCTGTAATTGTCAATTTTGTAGTGGTGGTGTCAATGTCATTTGATGTGTCAATTGTCTTGCTTTGAATCACATCAGGCAATTGTGCATTCTTTAATTTCGTTGTTGGCATCCCTATACCCTTTCAATTATTTCATGTAATCAGCAATCAAAACATCACCTGAAATTGGTGCTGTTGTCATTGTGATGGTGTTTGTTGAAATTGTGTAATCATTGCCCGCTCCGCTCTTTTGGCGAACACCATTCAAATACAATTTCAATGTTCCTGCTGTTGGTGTGACTGCCAATGTGAATGTGACATTGGAACCATTGATTGTTCCCGATGGTGTTTCCTCTGTCACAAAGTTTGTCGTTGACAAAGTTCCTGATGTGTCTTGCGTATATGTGACGGCTGTTGAACCTAATGTGCCACCTGAATTCGATGTGCAAAAATATCTATATTCAGCCTGTGCAGAACCTTGGTCAACATATACTAAACTTCCAACCAATTCATCCCATGCATCAGAGTCTGTTGCTCTTGTCATTGCTGTGGATGAAGTGTCAAAAACATAAATTCCATTTTGTGCAGGTGTGTTCTGATTATGAACCAAAACCCTGTCACCACTTGTCAATGATATGCCATCAATTGTTGATGTGGCAGGATTTGACAAAGTGATATCTGTTGTTGTTGCAACTTTCACATTTCTATATCGATATGCTGATGGTAATGATGCAATCAAATTGTCAACATAACCTTTGTTTGCTGCATCCCCTGTGTTTGTTGGTGTTGCCAATGTAGTCAACTTATTGTTGCCCATTGATTGATCACCTGTGAATGCAACGCTACCATCTTTCTTGACAAAGTTTGAACCATCAGCCAATTTAGAAGATGCAATATTTGCTCCTGATGCAACCTTTGAATCTGTTATTGCACCATCCCTAATTTGTCTGCCTGCTATTGTGGTTTCTGCCATGATATTTTTATCCTAATTTGTAATTCACTCGAATAATGTCGCCAACAACAGGACTGACATTCATGATGATAGTATTTGTTCCTGTTGTGACATAGTCAACGCCATATGTCTGTACTGTGGAATTCAAAATCAATTCAACAGTCAATGGCTCAAAATTTTGCAAGGTTGTGAACGTTGCATTGCTTCCATTGATTGCACCATTTGGAATTTCTGCAATAACATAAACATCCGCCCCTGATGATGTCAACAATTCATTTGTCTGAACAATGATTGATTCACCTGTGACTTGAATCACCTGTGAATCTTCATTCAATTCAATTGAAATCTTTTGTGGATTTACAACAATTGAAACATTGTCATTTGAAATACTCATGGCGTAATTGTGTCCACAATTTGAACATCACCACCCAAATACTTTTTCACTGTTCCATTTGTCCATGAAATCTTCACATCATATGCCAATGCCTTTTGTGGTGTCAATGATGCTGATGTTGATGCACCTAATGACAAAGTGAATTGTCCTGATGTTGTTGGATTTGTAACAGTACACACAAAAGAAAACAAAACTGCATTTGATGATTTGTCACGGCATTGTGAAGTCAATGTTGCATTTGTCAAATCAATTGCAGTTCCTGTTGTATCTTTCAATGCAACTGCCAATGCAAATGATTCACCTTTGTGAATTGTAATATTGTATCTTTCTCTTTTCATCAATTTTCAATCAAGATATATTGGATGTCTTTTCCGCTTGGAAAGAATATTTTGACAAGATCCATGAATTCATCCCATTGACTCGGATGAACAGTTTGACATCCCTCTGATGATGTCGTATTGAATCCACCCTTGTGAATGTTGATGCCAAAAAATCCTGTTTCCTCTTTGTTTGTCACATCCCTTTGAACAGTCACTTTTTCTTCCTGCACCAATGCTTCATATTGCTTTGATTTTTCTTTTGACACACCATGAATCCCAACTTTGTATTCATAGGTTCCTGCTTTGAGTGATGCAAGCCCTTTGCCAATTTTGTGATTCATTCCATGTCTTGATGGATCTGTATTTGCATTGAATGAATACATCAAATTTGGTTCAATGATGAAAATTGCATCATCATATATTCCACGATCATTCACACCCTTTTTACCCATTTCATCTTTGTAATATCCACGGACGCCTACGATGCAAGGCACCTTGTATCCTGATGGCAATTTTGCAACCACTTGGCTTCTTGTCAATCTTGGTCTTGTCATTCTGATTCACCAAACATTTGTGATATGAAAGTTCCTGTGACAGTCATCACCAAACAAAGCAATGCAATGCGTTCATATTCCATTATGTAGCAAATCCCCGCGCCTGCTGTTCCTGATGCTGCAATGGCAATTCCAAGCCTTTTCATTGCCTGTGGTGTTGTCAATTTCAATCCCTTGAATCCAAACAACACTTTCTTTGTTTCCCTTTTCTTTCTTGGCTTGACATCAGTCATGGCGATTGCTTTGAATGTTTGCAATGGCAATAAACAATTGATCTAGTCTTGCATTTAATGTTGAACCAAGTTCATGAATTGCCTTTGTGTTTTCCGCTTGGATTTCTTCAATTTCTCTGACTCTTGATTCAATATGCGAAAGTTCAAATGCTCTTTGTGTTGCATCCTTGATTGTGTCTGCAATCAACTTAGCATTTGTGACATCTCTTTTGTGCAAATACTTAAAAAGCATCCACATCAATGTTGCTGCCGAAACAATCGATGCCAATATATTTTTTAGAATTTCGTATTCCATTGCAATTTCATTTCAGGTAAGAAAACAGGGCATCCAATCAAATTGAAATGCCCTGCTGGGCATAGGGATGATGAAAATGGATGACCATTCACAATGTGAATTTCGCAAAAAAATCAACGCAAACAGAATTTGTGGAAAAATTCATTTGCACAAAATAAAAAAGAGCATACCAACACGCCTATTGATATGCTCCAAATGAATGCAAGTTCCCCAATGCCATTTCAACTGCCGTCACGCTTATGATTGTTCAGATGTTTGCCTTTCAATTTGGGCATAAATCATCCGCTTTGCTGTTTCTTCAGCCTGTTGCCGTGTCATCCTTGCATCATGTTCCAATATGCCTGCATATTCTTCAAATAAGTCTTTCAATTCATCAGGAATTGCAAAATAAGGAATCAATTGTGCTGCCCAATTATATTGTGAATATATTTTATATCAATATCATTTGCAATGCAATATTTCTCACATTCTTTCACATATTCAAAATCAGCAGAATACAAATGTGGAATCCATTCAAATTTCTTTGCAATGTCCATTCTGATCATGAAGTTCAATGAATCAATATTGTTCACTGCAATTTCTTTCATTCTTGGAATAACACCTGCAATATTGTGTCTAATCTTGAATATTGACATGCCTTCCGTTCTGTCCATGACTTTATTAGCAATTTCAAAATAATCAGGATAAATGGTGTTATCATCATCCAAAAATATAACATAGTCACCTGATGCAATTTTCAACATTTCATTTCTTTGAGGATTGCCAAAATTGCCACCTGCAATCCGTTCTGTTGAATGAAATTTGAATCTTGCATCATTTGTACTGTTGACAATCTTTTCAGCCTCTAAATCAAATCCATCAGAACAAATCAAATGTTCAAAGTCTTCATGATTTTGATCCCGTACTGAATCAATGCATCTTTGCAATTCATGATGCCTGTTGTATGTTGGTGTGATGATACTGATTTTCATTTCCAATTTGCCCTTTCGAATCTGCACCAATATTTTCCGCGCTTAACTTTGTCACAATAAACGCACCTAAAAACCTCCACACGCTTCGAAAATTCAAATGTGCATAGTTCATTCAATTGTGGCCTATTTGAACCAATAGCGAGTCCTTCAATGGCGTCAAATGTTATCTTACGGGCTTCAATATAGTCAACAATCTGAATCACTGATTAAATACACCAAATGTATTGATGAATTCCCCTGCCACTCGATAAAGTGCAACCGCCATTCCTGCACAAATAACAGAAATAATGCACCAAATGATTTCAACTGAATTTTCTGCAATCCAATTGCCAAATTTTCTTGTCAAGTCTGTTATTTTTCTGATAAGTTTCAACATGATTCATTTCCATAATGTTTGAAAATAAAACAAGCAGAATTCCCATGATATTCTGCCTGTTTTTTCGGAGCAATAAACGGGAAGCCATTGCCATCATCTATGCCATTTCATCTTTTATGTCATCCCAATTCAAAGCAAAATAATATGCCAATTGAGTCACTTCCAATGGTGTCAATTCTTCACCATTGATCATAAACATTTGTGCATCTTGCAATTCATCAACATGCAATTTGCCATCTTTTTCAATACAATTCAAATTCATCTTCATTGCCGTTGATTGCGTTGATTGATTCCAAATAACTATCAGCCATTGCCATTGCTTTCTTTTCAGATTTTGTTTTCAATTCAATGTTCACAACATTTCCTGATTCCAAACCGAAAACACGCAATGCCAATTTGCCTGATGCATCTGTTTTTATTTGTGCTTTGAAATAACAGTCAAGAACACCACCTGTTTTTACAAATCCATTGTTTTCTTGAATCCATTCCTGTGATGTCTTTTTCATGGTCAAATCAAAATGGTGACATAATGTGTGAAATTGAATGTTCATTGTATTCTGCCTGTTCTGATTTGATTTCCCATGCAACCAAACTGTTCATCTGTCCTTTTGTGCCATCTTTCTTTTGGTATATTCTGCCACGCAAATCACACTTTGCAAACACTTGACTTCCAATGCGAACGCCATCTAATTTTTCACAAGTATTGCCTGTTGCTTCACATTTGATATGCTGCAAATAGTTTCCATTCGGAATCTCCAATATAAAATCACGCTTTTTGAATTTGTCTGTGATTTGCTGTGTTGGATAAACTTCATGCAATGTTCCATTCAACTCTACTGATAACGACATTTTTCAGATCCTGAAATATTCATATAAAAACAACAATTCTTTCACTGCATGAATGCAAATTGCAATGCATGCCATAAGCAAAGTAAAGCCAAGAAAGGCATCAATCCATTTGGGGCGTTTGTCCATGTTCATCATCCTATTTTCAATAACTCATAGTAATATACAAAATGTTTATATCTTGCTAATAGTCCAAGTTTTCCACCATTCACTTTTTTTGTCACCTGTTCGCAAATTTCCAATGATGAACCTTTGTCTGCAATATCATTTAATTTCACTGAATCCCAAAACCATGCTGCACTGAATAACGGATATTTGAGTGCAATCCAATCAGGATAGTTCAAAATGTCTTCATGCAATAGTTTATCCAAGATCACATATTTGTTGCGCCCTGTGACTTGTATGAACCCCCTGCCACGATATTTGAACCCATCACCTGATGATTCATCCCGATTGCCAAGTCTGTTTGCATAGACTTTGTTGCCAATTCTTTCAGGGTGCATTGAATACCCCTTTGTGCTTTCGATTGTAGGGAAATGCCTTGGGAAAACTTGCAATAACCTTTTCTCACTGTATTTCATGTTTTCAGAAACGGATTTGAACCCGCCTGATTCATGATGGCATTGACTCAAAAAATGAGAAAGGCGCAATGGTGTGTTGATTTGATATTTGTCAATGATTGCGGGCAATTCATCAGTGACTTTCTTTGGAAGTTTAGTCAATAGTGCAATATTCATTCTTCATCCCTTCTTTTTGTTTTTGAAATTATCAAGCAATGCAAATGCCTTGATTGTTTTGCTCCTTGCACAATCATCATTGTTGTCAATTGGCATTCCATCAGGAACATCATTTGCGTTCTGAAATACAACCACATATTTCAAATCATGCAATGAAATCAAGTCATCATGATTCCCACCATAAGATGCAGTCAATTCCAAATTTGTAGGAATTTCATTCAATCTTTGCACCCAATAGTTCAGACTTTTTGTATATGCCCAAAATTCAACATCAGGGTTTTCATTTGCAATTTCAATCCACATGTCAAAATACCTTTGGTTGAAGAAATCACCGCTTGCATGAATCCTGATTGCTTTTGCATCTTTTGGCAAAATAGGTTTGTTGCCATTTTTCACATGCTCAAAATTGTTCCATCTGTGATCCCTAACCGCTGGGAATCTTTCTGCATTTGCTGCATAGCATTTGTAGGCATTTGATTTGTTTTGAAATTTACCTGAATCCCTATCAACTTTCACCAAGCATTCTTTTGCAAATGGACATGTCCAACCCGTCGGCAAATTCCATTCATATACAATGCTTAAATAGTATTTTGTATTTTTTACAAACTTCATGTCTAGTCCTCTCTTGATTTGTTTTCATCAGTAAATTTCTTCAATGCTTTTGTGTATCCATACCTATCAGCATATGCGAACATTTCAACAAGTCTATCTGTATGGTTGTGAATTTCATCTGATTCATAAAATTCATAATAGAATTCATCAAATGTTTTGCCATTCGATTTTGCGCCATGTTCAAATGCTCTTTTGAGGTGTTCTTTTTCTGCAATCTTTGCTGATGCCAATAAATAATCAGGGAGGAATCCAAACATACGGTATGCATTTTCAATCATTCCAACAATTGTCAATTTGTTATTCTCTTTCATGCCTTCTGCTCCAAACATTTTTTGATTTGTGAATATGTTTCTGCTTTCTTGATTTGGTCTGTTGTGAATCTTAAAACGCGCCATCCTTCTGATGTTGCAATGTTGTATTTTTCCATGTCTGATTTGTAGCCAACACCTCTTGTATGTCTGCCTTGAATCCATATACCGCCTTCAATTTCAACTGCCAATTTTTCATTCATCCATGCAAAGTCAAATCTGAATCTTCGCTTGTCTGTCACTTTGACTTCCTGCATAGGTTCATCAATTCCGTATGTCTTGCATAATTGCAAAAATACAATTGCATTCTTTTTCTCTTTTTCTTTTCCCGACATTTTGCACCTTATGCCTTTTTGAATATCAAAATATTTTGATGAACTTTGACAAGTTTTCTTGTTTTCATATTTCCATCTGCCCGCATTGCTGCCGTTCCTAACTGGTCTAAAAATATTGCTTCGTTATAATATTTCATCCCGCATTTTTCAAATGCTCTAATTGTATCGGGAACAAAACCATAATAATTCCCATTTTTGTCCCTTACCTCACCAACAACAAAACAGGCAAAGCCATCATGCTTTAATAGTTTGCATGATTTTTCAACAATACTTTCATAAGTTTCCATGAATTTATCATAAGGCATATTGCTTATGTCGCCTTGCAAACTACTATAAACTTCTAAATTAACATATGGTGGACAACTGAATATAAAATCAAATTCAGTGTTGAAACCGCTCAATAATTCATTCGAATCACCACAATACCAATTTGGCTGATTATTTATTTCAAGAATTTCCATGCCTTGTTCTCTATTTGATTCAATTTGTTCCTTTCGAATATCTATGCCAGTGTATTTGTACCCTAATTTATTTGCAACAATACCCCTAACAGAACCTCCTGCAAAAGGATCTAATATTAGACCACCTTCAATGCAAAACCATTTGTAAATTACCTCACATAGGGCAGGATCAAATATACTTGTAGATTTATCATCAAATCTGTTTGCTTTTCCTTTACTTGGTGTAAATTTGCCAAATGTCTTTGCATCCCTACCAATTTCGCTTTTGATTCCTAATGCTTTCCACTGTTTTTTTCTTTTTACCCAACTTGATGATTTAGAATCCAAAATACTGAACGGCGGCTCTATAAATTTGTCTCTTAGAATTGGATCACTTACTATTACATTTCCAAAAAGATCAGTATTTACCATGTTTGCCCCTCAAATGTTTGTAATTCAGAATAAGATTGTGTCGGAACATCATATTGAAATGGAATTCCCATTTTGTTGACTTTGCCAATGTATTTATTCTTGACTTTTGCAATCATGATTCTTGCAAGTGATTTGCCATCCATTTCAAAGTCACGATGCACAATCATGATGTTATGTGGAATGTTGTAAAAATTGGATGATCCTGAAATTGAATAAGGTGTTGGTACTTCATAATTTCCAAAATTGTCCAATGACTGCATCTTTCTTGGATGTGCAATCAAGACAATATGTATTCCCGTCTTTGAGGCAAACATTCGCATTTTGGCTAACATTCTTCCAACATACAAATTTTCAGTTTCCCCTTTTGCCATTTGCATTTCAAGATTGTTCCATGGATCAATCACAAGCATGTTGATTCCAAACCTACGCAACAACAACCGAGCTGTTGCTAAGATATCATCAAGAGCAAATGTATCTGAATCAGGCATGATATAAAACAAATGTTTTCCAATCCATGACAAAGCCTTTGCCATTGTTTCCTTTGTCATCCTGTTTCTATTTCCGTTCTCAAATGGTTGTTTAGTGAATATTTCACAAAGTCGCATCAACCAAATTTCAGGTGATGGATTTTCAGGTGAAAACACCGCTGTTTTCCACCCCGCATGTTCAGCTAATGCAATTGTGATATGGTCAATGAAATTTGATTTGCCAAATGATGGCACGCCCGATACAACAGTCAATTGTCCTGCATGCCATGTGAAATGATTGTCAAAGCGCGGAAAGATTCCTGTCACTGCACCATCTTGGAATCCATGTTCATAAATATCCATCATTGATTGCATGAAATCCGTTGCCAATTTCACACCTTCAATCGGATATTGTTCTGATTCTGCAATCAATTTGTATAGATGCTCTGCACCATGTTTCATCAAGACATCATTGGCATCTTTGCACCCATCAGGAAACCTAACAATACGACATCTTTCCTTTCCAAAACGCCTTGCCAATTCTTCGCATAATCTTCTTCCAACTGCATCAGCATCCACGGCAATATGTATTTCATCAATGCCATCAAAATAATCAATGCAATTGTCAACATAGGACATTTTGGCAATGATATTTTTTGCATCAGGATTTACCCCGCCCTCGGGAACGGAAACTACATTCTGAATCCCTGCTTGTACAAATGACAATGCATCAATTTCACCTTCGCATATTATGGCATATGACTTGTCTTTGATAGAATCCAATCGGTAAAAACATTTATAGCCATCTTTTGTTTGCCTGAATTCCTTTGCTTCGATGCCACGATATTTTACATTGACAACTTCATCATTCATTATGTATGGAAATGCAATCCAATCTTTTCCATACGCTGAATATGTCACTACTCTTTCTGATTCCAACACATCTTTTGTGATGCCACGCGATTTGAAATATTCAACCATCGCTTCTGATTTGTTATCATTGTGGAATTTGACTGCCTTTGGTTGTGGTGGTGCCTGCCATGTTTGCTTTGCTTCCTTTGTTGTTATTGCACCGCTCCACCCGCAATGATGGCAAAGCCAAGTCTTTTCATCAACATTCACAGACAGGCATTTTTCATTTGGGTGATTCTGTCTTGTGTGTGAACATTCAGGACACAATGTCCTTTGCTGTCCTTTGAATTTTGCATCTATTCCTTTGATGCCATAATCTAAAAAAATACTCATGAAATTTGCTCTCCAATTTCTTCAAAGTATTTTGCCAATGCTGATTCAAGAATTGCTCTTTGTGATTGATTGTTCTTGATTGATAATACTCTCACATGGTTCACAATGTTTTCATTCAATCGAACACCAAAAGGAATGTATTTGATTGCATTTGGATTTGGTTTGGGACCGCGTTTCTTTGGTTCTGGATCTTGCTTTTTCTTTATTGATTTTGGAGCTATTGCAGATTTTTCAATTCGCTGTTTTTCAAATTTCAATTGTTCAGAATATTTCATTGTTTATTCCTTTGATTTGTTATCCATTCCAAAAATAAAAGAGTGACTGTTATCAATGCGCCTGAAAACAAAAGCGCAATTGCTGTGATAAATAAAAATACCAATGTTTCAAAAAATATGTCCATGATCATGCCGTAATATAGTGATAATATTTCAAATGATTTTTGCGCAAATATTGCAAAGTTTCTGCATATTCATCATGATTGATTCCAACTGTTTGTGAACCGACATGATGAACATAGGAACGCGAAACAAAATGTTTCAATCCTTTGTCTGCCATCATCAGGCATTGTACATCATCTGAATATTGATTGATGGATAAAAAGTCAATCCATGATTCTCTCCTAATGACTGCGCAAATTGGTGCAATTATGTCTGTTTCAACAATCCTATTTTCATGGTTGAATTTCAAATTGACAATCTGTGTTTCCGCATCATGCCACCTGATGTTTTGCATGCCTCTTGCAAAATTTGAACGGCATGCTAAATATGCAACATTCTCTGAATCGTAATTCATGAGAGCTTGCCAATCAGATTGCAACAATGAAAATGTTGTTGGATCAAAAACAATGTCATCATTTGCCACAACAATCGTTTCATGCTTTTCAAATGCTCTTTGACATATGAAATTATAGGCATCACCAAAATTGCCTGCTGTGGACTTCACAAGGTGCATTGAATGCCATCTTGAATGATAATCAATTGAATCAATCTTAGAATGTGCAATGTATATTTCAACATTCGATGGCACATATTGTTCAATTGATTTTAACATGACAGGAAGATTTTTCCCATGTACAGTGCTGATGCAAATTGCCGTGATCTTATTTTGCATCTTTGTGATTCCTGATGAATTCCAATACATATTCTGCTTGTCTATTTTTGTCAACTGCCATCATATTGATTTTGTTCACAATCCTAATAGGCAAATTGTAAATTGCCGATGCATGCCTATCTGCACAAAATCTTCCATCTTCATCAGAACACCATTCCTGATATTCGGCTGAATCATATGTGAATTCAGTATCATAGTCATTGATTGCATAGGATTTCAAACCATTGTATTTGATGTAATCATCAGAACGCAACCATGCCAATGATTCAAAGAAATTCAATTTGATATTGCTTCCTGATTCCCAGCCCTTTCCAAGATATATTTCCAATCTTTCAGGATCTTCAAATAATGTTCCCAATCCAAAAATGTCATAGTTTTCAGTCGGGAAATGATCACGAAAATATATCGTGTCCTGTTCTAAATAATCAAAGCGCATTGTGTTTCCTTCTGTTAGAAATTTGATGAATAAACTTGTCTATTTTATGGCAAATTGCCCGCTCTCTTTCATATGATTCAATCATTCCAATTGCATCTGCAATATGAGTGACAATCGTGCTGTGATCTTTGCCTAATAGTTTGCCTATTTGAACCATAGTCAATTGAAAATAATAATATGCAAAAAATGATATGTATTTGCGGACAATTGGCAATGGCAATTTTCTTGATTTTGACATCAATTCTTCCATGCTAACTTCATACAAATTGCAAATGAAAACCATTGTCAAATTGACATCCATATGAAGTTTATGGCTTATGATATATTTGTTCCTGAACAGTTCAGCAGACTTTGAAAAATGTGCTGCTGATGGCGTTGTTGACTTCATTTCATCAGGTGCTCTTTGCATGTATTGTGTTGACTTTCCAAAGTATCTTTCACGCTCTTCACGCAAAACATCGGAATGACTTCCTGTCTTAACTCTGTTGTCTTTTGGTTTTGTGCTTTCCGCAACATCACCAAGACTTCCAATTGATACGAATCTTTCCATTTGGATCATCCTTTGAATTGTGCTTTGACTGGTGAATTCATTTTTGTTTGTGCCTGATTCTTTTTGAGTAAATTCATGATGACAAGTTCACCATTTTTCATGGTGTTTGCCAATGCTTTCAAATGCCTGATTTTGTCATTCCAAAATTCATCCCGAAATGCACTGAACAAAGCCTGTTCAATCATGGCATGTGAATAACCTAATTTGTATAATTTGCGAAGTGCCTTCAAAGCATGAATCTTTTGTTGCCGTGTTGAAAGATAGTCAATTTGCAATTCATCTTTCAAATGCCCAAATAATTTTTCATTCAATTTTTCAAGTGATGCAAGTTCAGTCGTATTGAAATCGGACAAACTTGCTACACTTCGCTTTGGTTTTGGGGTTCCTGAATCATCACCTGAATTCCCCCCCTTATTCCCCCCCCCAATGTTTCCCCCCATACCCCCCTTCTTATCCCCCCCCCTTATATCCCCCCCAAAATTGTTAGAGTATTTTTCTTTTTGTGTGCTTTTTTCTTTTTGACATTCATGCATCAAATCCAACTTGGTGCTGATCTCTGCCAAGTGGCTTTCAATTCCACTCAAAAGTATGCCAATTGTCTGAATTATGTTCTGATTTTCCATTTTTACATCCTTGCATAGTTTGTGAATAGTCGTTTTTGCTCGTTTTAAGGCTCACCATTGAATGAAAGGGTATGAATGCATATATTCTTATGGGTTCACACCCTTTCGCGTCTCATATTCGATTTGTGGCAGTTTTCAATTTACATGATTCCATTCAAAAAATTGCGTTGTGAATCAGTCTGAATTGCTATTTGCTTTGCTTGTTTTGCCTTTTCATATTCCATTTGCTTTTTTTGGTATTGATTATGCATCAAGTCGGTTACAACTTTGACTGTGAATTCATTTGAATGCGGTGTTGTGAATCCTCTTGCATTCAAAGCATCTGCAATTTGCGCTCTTGAATGACCATTGTTTTTCATTGTCCATGCAATTCGGAATGGTTCATTATATTGTTTTTCAGCATAGGTTCCAACACGCCTTGTCCTTTTTGTCTTCATCCGTTTTTTAAGTGATGGATGTTTTTCATGTGCCTTTTCAACTGCCCTTGCTGATTGAATCTGTTTTGCCACTTCATTTGGAATCAAATTGATAAGTTCATCTATTGTTGCATTCAATATCATGATCTGTGATTCCAATGAATCCAATCTTTGTGCAAATTGCTCTCTTTCAATTTCCTTTCTGAAAAAAAATAGTCCCATTTCATCATCTCCAAATAATTAAAATAATTCAAATATAGATATGTCTTCTGTTAATTGCATAGAATCTTCAATGCCTGAAACAATTATGAATCTATGCAATTCATCAATTGTTCTTTTGATATGCTGTTCATCCATTTGGGATGCACGCAATGTGAATGAATGAAATGATTTGTATTGCAGTTCAGAATCAATGTCACTGATTGTTTTCCATTTTGTTGATGGTGCAGGAAATTCAAAAACAACATATTCAATTTCATCCGCTTCAAATAACCAACAATACATTTGCCATTGAATTGAATCCAAATACTTGTCAATAGAGAATGCGCCCCATGTTGTCTTTGCTTCCATCACACGCCTTCCAACCAAATAATCGGCAACACCTGTGATTGCAATTTCACCATGCTTTGATTGATGTCTTTTCCGTGTCTTTGCTTCATGCATACCACCTTGAAAAAGTGTTCTTGCATGATTGATTTGTTCTGCATTGAAAACAATTGGAATTTCGGCATCTTGATTTTCAATCAGTGAATGAAACATTGTTCCCAATTCCATTTTGATTGATGGCTTTCCTGTTTTCAATAATGTTTGTTTCAATTGATTTTCATCAATGATGTCATTGCAATATTTCAGCCATGCATCACATTGCGTTGCTGATATTTTAATCATCATGCACCTGTAAATTGTTTTGATTTGACATCATAATTGAATCCAAGTGATTCTGCCTTTGTCTTAATTGAATTCCAAATCTGCATCTTTTCACCTTTCGTGAATGCTGATTCTGTTAGTGTGTTCATGATGGCATTGATTGATTCAACTGATTCACATTTGTTTGCTGTTTCAATTATGTTGTTGATTGCACGCAATGATTCAGTGTGATTCAATCTAGTGTGATTGAATGCTGTCTTGGTTTGTTCAAATATGCCTGCCATAAACCCTTCCAAACTATTGTAATGTGGAATGATCATTGCAGCAAGTTCAGCAGAATTCTTTCCAACTTTCCAATCCTTTGCATCAAAATCCAATACTGTATTTCCTTTGTCATCTTTGAACATATACCCAACCATGTCTGCCTTCTGAATGATCAAGTCATAAGATGAACCCTGTGCCAATGGCTTGACTTTCAATTGTTCTGATTCTGTCACCTGTTTGGAATGCATGATAAAAATGATGTCTTTGTTCAGTGATCGAATCAGCTTCAGGAATTTGTGGAATGTATTTTTCAACTCACCAAACAATTGCATTTTCATCCGCTCCAATTTTGGATTTGTTTCAATATGCCATTCCATAATTGAATCCAACATTGTGCCCGCTGTGTCAATTACAATCGTATCATAATCTTTGATGATATCAACCAACATTGAATCATTGGCAATATCTCTCCAATGTACATGCTCATAACAGTCCTTTGATAGTTTGGATCTTTGGTAGCCTTCATCAAAATCCAATACCAATGGTTTGTTTGCCGTGTTTGCCAATGTTGATTTCCCAACACCCGCTTCACCATAGATGACAAAGATTGTTGATGTCAATGCAAGTGCCTGATCCTGTGTTTTGAATTTCATTGTGTTTGCTGCAATTTGTTTGTGAAAAGTTCATCCAATTCTTTTTTGAATATCAATGCCATTGGTTTATTCTTTGCTGACATTGTGTATTTTATGTTTTTGACTTTTGGCAATACATGCCAAATTGCTTTTCCTTTGCGCCTTCGCCTGCCTTTGCAAATCATCTGAATATACCTTTGACTCTTTCCATAGATTGCTGATGCCTCTTCCGTTGTGATCCATTCAATTTCATCCATACGCATTCCTTTTGTTAATGTAATGGCACAGGCCAATATCTGTTCAAAATAAGTTCAACACAAATTGTCATGATGACTACCATAGTAACTGTCACAAATAACTTCATGTCCTCTTGCATGTCATGACATCTTTGCTTCCAATAGTCGCGATCCTCTTGCAATTCATTCTGATTCATTTTCATTCTCCATAATTTGTGAAATTTGATCTGTCGTATATTGTTCAGCAATCTTCAATGCATCATTCATCATTGGCATTGCAAGTTTGATTGCAATATCAATCCATGCTTTTTTCATTTGCTCAAATTCTTGATTGCATTCACTGCCCGCAACCGCAACCGCTTTTGATAATTTGTCATCATTCATTGCAATACGGTATGCAACTACAAATGCTGTGAATTTTTCTGATTCAGGGATTGCTCTCATTTTGTTTCTCCAATTAAATTTGATTGTGATAAACCATTTGACGCAAAACTGCTTTTGATTTCTTGTGCTCAATATGAGTCTGGTAAACATCGCCAAATGTGAAGTCATTGAGCACACTCATAAGCATATTAAATATTTCTCTTTGTTCCCTTCTCATAATAAGAGCCGTAAAGGATTCACTCGGAAGAGCTGTTTCAATCATTTCAAGTTTTTGTTCTGCTGTCATTTCCATTCTCCAAATATTGTTTGTTTTTAATTACAGATGCAATCTATACTATTTTATGCGAACCACCAAATAAAAAAAATAATTTTATGCCAAATTCATCTTTTTCATTGACTTGAAAACTACCATGCGTCTATCACTTGCAATATATTCAAAAAGAAAATAAGCATCATCTCCAATAACTTCCGAATAGATTGCATGCGTATCTGCATTGTAGAAATTTCCTATTTCTGTCAAAATTGCATCAGCAGAAAGTTTCCCAACTGATTCCAAGAATGTTTTGTTTGCTTGTCCGTTTGTCATTGTTTTGCTCCGAATAATATTGTGTGTGTTTCAATTACAAATGCAATATATGGTATTATGTACGAACCACCAAATTTATTTTCAAATATTTTCAAAAAAAAATTGGCTTTATCGCTTAAGTGCAATAAAACCAATGATTTACAGGTGCAAATTATTTTTACGCAGGACCTCCACCGCCACCGCCACCGCTTCCAATATCGGAAACAAGCGTTGCAAATGATTCAGATACATCATAGATGGTCCCATCAGTCATGTTGATACGCCTGAACAGTTCATCAATATCATAGAATGATGCCACATTTGCTTTGTTAATTACAATTGTATTTCCTGTGTTCACATCCGTCAAAGATAGTGCCATGAGTCATGATTCCTTTAGTCAATTGCAATGATTGCTGTGCCTGTGATTTTGGCTGTTGATGCGAATGTGAATGCACCCCTGATTTCAGGCACAATGTAGAGTGATGTTGATGTTGGTTGCAATCCGTATGGAAGTTCAATTGTTGATTCAACATACGCTGTTCCCGTTCCACCATTGATCCAAGATGCATTTGCAATGTCAATATAACCAACTGCAATGTCAAATTGTGCTTTGGTGAATGCCTGTGGTGAATTTCTTGTAGCGGGTGTCAATGATCCACCGAAAAACCATAAACGCAATGCAGGTCTTTGCAATGTTCCTGATGTTGATTCTGCCAAGATTATTTTCAGCAATGTTCCTGTGTCACCTGCAAATCTTGATGCATTTGGAATTGCAATTGCACTGCTTGTCAATATGTCACCTGATGCATAGGCAACTGTGTCTAATGTACCAAAGTCAAAAATTGATTTGACTTTTTCTTGTCCTGTTTGTCCTGAATAAAAAATTGGCATTGTATTTCCTATTATGTTGCTATTGTGAATCTTCTATCAGCTTCAAATATTTCCGACAATTTGAAAACATGCAATGATGCTTTTGTGTTCGCTGTTCCAAAGGAAACAAATGATGCATCTGTGAATAATCGAACTTGAAAACCGTATCTGCCTGATCTGTTTATCACTTCATTTTGATTAGGCAAATTGATGATTGTTGAACCTGATAGTGTTGGATGTTTGTTTGCATTCTGATATGCAAAAAACTGTTCATAAGTTTCCGTGTAAATTCCTGATGAAACATTTGTTGCTATTTGCAATCCCCAATCCAATGAACCTTGAATTGCTGTTGAATAGAAAAACGCCTGCACCCAATACCAACCCGCTTCATTCACATAAATTGTTTGGTCTCTTGAATCATAGAAATAATTTGGATTGATGACATTGACAATTGAAAAGGGAATAGGAACAGAAAAAGCACCTGCGCCCGATTTTGCAAATGATGTCACACCTTGCATTCCAAATGGATAATTCTGTGCCCGCTTGTGAGCTGATGATGCTGCTGCCGTTGCTGATGATCTTGCAAGTCCAATTGCCTGTGATGTCACTTCCTGTGCAATGTGCAATGTTGAATCCTGTGCAATCAAATTGAATTCATCTTCATCATTTAAGAGTTCTGAATATTTGCCACCTGTTGGAAATGCCAATTGATTCCTGCCGATTCCTTTTGCTCTTATTGGTTCATTGTATTTCATGTGTACATTCTCACAGATAAATCAACAGATGCCGAATAGACATCAAGTGAATGTTTTGTAATTACACCAACACCTGAATTGGCATTGTATATTTTTGTGATTAAAGGGTTCAAATCATTCATATTGATTATGCAACTTTTGCCAACATCGGTATATTCACATATTTCATGTCTTGTTTTGAAACTTAGTTCTGTTTCTTTGGATGATCCAAGAGCCTTCACAATTCCCATTGCAATTGTATATGGAACGCCTGCTGTTTGTTGCTCTCGAATTTGTGCAACAACATATTTGTCATCATTTCCGAGCACTTGATTTTCACCTGATGCAGGTATGTCTTCATAGTTTAGTTTTAAGAATTCAGATGATGAATAATTGTATTGGCATGTTGTGTCAACTTTTTGAACGCCTGTTGTATTATTCCAAACAATCATTCCTGAATTTATCACATTCCGAGCACCAACGCCATCGCCTGTTCTGTTTGTTGGACATGGTAAGTTATGAAATATGATTTCCAAGTCTTTTGAATTATCACTTGATGTGCTTTGCTCTGAATATGGGAATTCTTTTGAGTCCTTTTCTGCTTGCAATGTCGAACATGAAACAGATGAAGTTTTCACAGTTTCTTGGAATAATTTGAATTTCACTTCTGAATATACATTTGATTGTGCAAATATTATTCCACTGCTTTCATCAGGTCTTAAATAATCGGATTGATAGGAGACACCAAACCATCCTGAAATTGCACTGTGACTGTAATTTAGTCGGTAAATTTCAAGTGAATTTTCAATCAGCGAATTCAAGATTTCATAAGCATTCCCAAACTTTCCAAATGCTGTTGAATCAAAGAATGCACCACCTTTCAAATTGGGTTCCAATTGGTCTTTGCCATCAGGAATTTTCCAAATTTCAGAAATGTATGCAGGCTTAGTGACTTCATCAACAGGCGTTGTTGCATAGTTTGCTCTTGGCTTGAAAAACTTCCATGCCTTTCCAAATGGCAACGGCAAAGAAACTGATGATGACAAATTCCAAGTGAATCCACGCATGTATTGTGTAAACATGTCATTTAACAATGCGCGCATTCTTTCGAATGTAGACACATTGAATTCATAATCATTTATCAATCTATCAACGGATGATCTTGCATTGCCTTTTGAATCAGTATACCCAATTGAATAATATCCAAGCTTAGTTTTTCCAACATTTGAAAATTCATTGAATGAATCACCATAGTTTATTGCTTCAGGTGGTCTGTATTTGCCTTCAACCATGTAATCCATAAAAGTAATATGACTAATCGATTCACCAATGCATCTCATGATGTCAAAGCATTCAACTTTGAATTCTAATATGTCTGATAATTTCGACACGGTCAATTCATTTTCTGCACTGTATTTTTGCGCTCCAATAAATACAGGTCTGATTCCACTTCCATCATTCACCATCAATATAAATACATTGAATTTTCTAAAATAGTTTGCATTCAATTGTCCAAATATATTGAATTGACTTCTGCCCTCACCAATGGAATTGTATCCAACGCCATTGGATGTTGCCCCTTGCAATAATTGTTCTCTTAATGAATCAAAATTTGCAGTGCCTTGCAATGATGCAAGATTCAAAGTCATTTGCATTGTTTGTGAAACTATGCCTGATGGTATTTCACCAAGTTCAGTTTCAATTGACATAGATCGCATCAAAAAATCTTTTGGCAATTCAATTGATGTGAATGTTGAATCAAAAAAAGCAGGGTTGTCAGGAAGTAATGTCGAAACATTTGCATTTGACGGGATGATATACAATGTATATTGCCATGCATTTTCATCTTCAAATTGGGTGTAATATCTGTTGTATGCCATTTACACCCTCGCTGCCAAATCGCGTTGATAGCATGTCAATGTCAATCTTTCATTTCCTGATGTCCATTGCTTTTCATTTGATATATCACACCTCACAAAAACAAAAGGAATCAACCCTGCTGTTCTTGGAAATGCTGTTGAATTTCTATATCTATCAGGCAAAACTTTTGGTGCATCAGGTGCATTCAATCGGACAAACTTTCTTTGCAAAACAGAATCCAAAAGGAACATGATAGAATCAGTATTCAGGTATGTTGGTGGATTTGTCATCCATGTTGAATTTGGAAAACATTGCACCTCCAATGCACGACGCAATTTCCGTTGTCCAATTTCCCTTCCCTGCATTGAAACATCAGAATCAGACTCTATTTCAAATGTTGGAAACATCCCAACAATCGGAATTTGAATTGCAGTATATGTTGCATTCCCTGTTGAAAATGTGTCAACATCACAACCCTCAATTTTTACCCAAAATCTACTCATCAAAATCTCCTTGAATTTCTTTTGCGATTTGATTCAATCATTGCTGTGATGGAATTTCCATCTGCTTGCAATACACCATCAACTTGCACGCGAGTATTCCTATTGATTTGCACGCCTAAACTCTCTGTGGTGACCCGTAATTGTCTTAGCTCATGGATTATGTCACCCGATTCATTTACGCTTGTCTGTGACATTTGATGCCTATAAAATTCACGCAATGGCAATCCCGTTCTGTTGATGAATTCCAATTCAGTTTTATTCTCTTTTGTTGCACGGGCTGTGATAACTGATTCACCTTTTGACAACCACGCTGGAATTGAATCACTTGTTTCCGTTCCTGCACCTTCCAAATCAATCACACCATCTTTGAATCCCGCTGCTGATTGCGCTGCTGCAAATAATCCATATAATGATGCCGTCAATGCTGCTGTTGTCGCGAGTCCTGCCAATCCCATTTTTGATACTTCTGTTCCAAAGATAGATGCAACCCAAATTGGAATTTGCTTTTGCAACAATTCAAATGCCAATTGCAAAGTGACTTTTCCAAAGTCTGCCAATGTTGCTTTTCCTGTTGCTGCCAATTGTGCAAATTGATTCAATGCTTTGCCCGCGAATTCTTCCAATACGGATGTTCTGAATCCATAGACATCTTCATCATTTTTGGCTGCATCATTTTGAGCTTTTTCAAGTGCCTTTTGCGCTGCAATATATTCTTCTGTTCCAACCTTATTTTGAAGATCATCAAATTTCTTTTTGGCATCAGCTGCCTTTGCATCCAATGCCACTTGTTTGTTGATTCTTTCCTGTGACAAAACATTCAATTTGTTGCCTTGATCTGTGAAGATTTGTGCAACTGCTTTTTCACCACCAATCTTCAAATCTTTCAACAATTGGTCACCAAGTTTTTCCTGCTCCAATCCTGCATCAATTCGAGCCTGTTGAATATCTGCAATCTTTTGTTGGTATTCTTCAAATGTAATTGATCTATTAGCCAGTGATTTTTCAAGGTCTGATTCTTCTGTGTCCAATGCTGCTTTCTTTTCATCGCGCAATGCCTGATTTGCTTTCCTTTCTTCCATCAATCTATTGATGTTGAATTGTTCCATCATTGCCATTTGAAATGCAGATTGAATTCCATACATGACATTATTTTGTCTGTCGTATTCTTCCTGCAATTTGGCACGCTCTTGCAAATATGTTGTTTCCAATTCTTCAATGGCAATCAAATTCCCTTCATTCGCTTCCTTTTCCTTTTCAAATTTCAATCTCAAATCAAATAGAGAAATTTCCAATGCCCTTTTTCCTGAATCCTGAATCCTGCCAATTTCCACACGCTCTTTTATATTGGCATAATCCCTTGTCAATTTTTCTTCTGTCTTTTTATTTTCTTCCAATTGCTTTGTTATTTCAATTTTTTGTTTGTCATCAGCATCCAAAAGTCTTGCATTGAAATCTTCATTTAATTTCAACAAGTCATTTTGCACCTTTTGAATTTCGGCTGCATAATCTTCCTGTGACAATTTGAATGCATATTCTGTTGTCAATTTTTCAGGCACCGCTTTCCGTAATGAATCTGCATCACCTTTCAATTTTTCCAATTCTGATTTGAATTGCTCCAATGAAAATTGTCCGCCTGTTTTTCTGATTTGTGCTGAAACCTCAACTAATTTTTTGCGTAGTTTTTCATAGACTTCTGCTGCCTTTTCCTGTTCTTCTGCTGTGCCTTTGATTGATGACTTGACAACTTGATTTGCATCAACAGTAACCTTTGCCAAATCCACAATGTTTCCGCGTTGATTTTGAGACTGGTCAACATAGTTTCCATTGGCATCCAACAATGTCTGCAATCTTTGCTTTTCAAGTTCCAACAATTCCAATGTTGTTTGCTTTGAAATCTCTCCATTTTCAGATGCATTCAATGCATTTTGTTTCAATTGCGCTGATTGCTTTTCCTCCGCATCAAATAATTCCAACACCGCTTTCAATTGCTTATTTGTTGTCTTCTCTAATTCATTCTTTGCATTGTTGTTTGTGTTGGTATTTGTGGTGTTGTCTTTGATTGTATTTGTTGCTGCTTTTTCCTCAACTTCCAAAGACTTTAGTGATGCCCTCGCTTTCGATGCTGCCTCATTGATGAATCCAAGCGCTTTGCTTTGGTCTTGCGCACTGATGTTAAGCCCTTTCAATGATCCCTGCACCTTCAAAACTGCATCCGTGATTTCGCCTTCTGATTTTGCATTGTAAAGTGTATCGGCAAAAACCTTTACTTGTTTTGCTGCTGCATCGGCTGCACCATCAAATGTGATTTTTTTCCAAAAGCCTGTGAACACCGCTTCTGCTTCTGATATGGCAACATTCCTTTGTGCAAATGCCAAATTTCGATTTGCCAATGCCAATGACTTGTCCAATTGTGCTGATTCTTTTGCAAGATTATTCAATTGCGTTCCTGTCTGATTCGCAATTTGTTTTACACCATTTAAGTTTTCGCCAAATGATTTTGAATTCTTGACAAGATCAGGATATTGTTTTGCCAAGTCACCTTGCAATTGTTTCAATCTTGCTGCTTCCGCGCCTGATAGTTTTTTCTTTTCAGACAATCGGACAAATTCATCAGCCATTGATTTAGTGCCTTTGACAATGGTTTGGTTTTCTTCATTTGTCTTTTTTTGTGACTCGATCAAATCAACATTTGCCTGTGATTGCTCCGCAATTTCTTCTGTTGAAACTGACATGGCATCAGCCAAAGCAGCAACGCCCGCTGTGAGAGCAATTACACCTGCCAAAACTGCACCAACGGGATTGAGTGACATTGCAAGATTGTATGCATATTGTGCAATTGTTGCAATTGATATTGAACCACCCAATGCCGTCTGAACTGCTGCATATGCTGCCGTTGCTAATGATGATGCTGTGACAACCAATTGATATGCACCAAATGCTGCTGCGGCCACACCAACAACAGATGCAATTGTGGCCAAATTATTTGTCACGAAATTCAACAAAGGTGCAATGGTTTGAAATGCATCAGACATTGCCTGAACAATCACTGCGGAAACCTTCTGAAATTGCATTTCCATGTTTCTTGTGAATGTGTCGAATGTCAAATATTGACCCGCTGCGTTTTGGGCTTCCTTTCCTGCTTGTAATGCCTTTGCTGCAATTTCCTCTTTTGGTATTGGAGCACCAAACATTCTTGCATAGGCTTCTGCTCCCAAATCCTCGGCTGGCGTTCCTGCAATGGCAACTTGTAATTGACTTCGCATTGCTTCTGAAATATCACCTGCCGAAAATGCATCCTCAATTGCACCACCTGATCTTTCCAAAAATTCTTTGATTGAAATTTGTCCTGATGATGCAAGTCCTTCAAGTTCTTTCAATGTTGAACCAAATGCCTTTGGCAATGAACCTTGGATGTCTGCAATTGCTTTTGCCGTATCACCTGCTTTCAATCGGATTTGAGCCTCTTTAATTGAGTCCCCAATCTTGTCAGTAGTGAACAATCCTTCCTGCCCTGCCACGGCAATTTGTGCTGCAAATTCTTCTGCTGAAAATCCTGCCTCTTGCAATAATCCTGAATATTCTGCAATGGTATCCAACACATCATCCTGTGATGTTTTCCCTTCCTTTGCTGCAAATGCAATCAGGTTGAATGCCTTTTCACCATCCAATCCAAACTGTCTAACAAATGGTGCTGATTTGCTTACAACTTCATTGACATCTTTGTCATACAATGTTCCAAGTGCCTGTGCATTTTTTACGAATGTTCCAATTTCTTCATTTGGCAATGCATCTTGTAATGATGCCTTTGCATTTGCTATTGCTTTTGTTGCCTCTGCTAATGACTCACCAACACCACCAATGAATGCATCTTCTGCACTTACTTTCAATGCTTCAAATTCTTCACCTGATGCACCTGTTGCTGCTTGCAAATTTGCCTGTGCTGAAATCAATTCCCGACCGCCTGAAATGACTGCACCAAATCCATCAGCAATTGCACCAAGCCCCGCCTGAATTCCCTGTGCCAATCCACCACCAACCAACCCGCCAATCAATCCACCTGAAAAGGCATCATTCATGCCTGTTTTCAAACTCTCAATTGCACCCGCAAATCCACCAACTTTTTCACCATCAAATGCACTTGACAAACTTGCATCAACTTCCTTTGCTGCGTTGTCTATTTTATCAATTTCTTGCTTTGCATCTTTGATTGCTGATTCAATTTTTTGGTATGCATCAGAACCTTCATTCCCCGACAATTTCATGGCAACCAATGCTTTTTTCTGTTCATCAATAAAAGACTGCATGTCTTTCTTTGATGCCTGAATTGCATTCCCTGATTTTTGCATTGACTTTGCAATTGGATCATCAGACAAAGCGTTTTCCAATTGACTTCCAAATACAGATGCAAAACTTTGTGACGCTTCCTGTGCAGCTTCACTTGACTTTTGAATTATTTCCTGCAGTCCTTTGTCGGCACCATCGGAATCAACACCAATTTTCAGGGTTATGTCGTTTGCCATTTATTATCCTTTGTAGTTTCTTTCTTTGAAATATGTCAAGTTCATTGCATATATTCTGAACATTTCAAGTCTTGATGTATCATGATACAAAAACCTGAATTCACTTGGACTGCCATTTGCAATGTTTCGGAAAACAAAATATTCATCAATGATTGATTCATCTAAATATCTCATTGCCAATGGTTCATCATCCTGCACAAATCTGTCATCATCAGGATCATTGAACACAATCCATTCACCTAACATTTCAGATACTTGTCTTGATTCTTGCCAATACATTTGAACGAAAAAATTTGAGTGTTTCCAAGATTGCGTTCAAATCTTGCTCCTGCCAAAATTCAGATGTTGATGGTTCATTGATTTTTTCATTCAATTCAGGATGCACAATTTTCTTTTTGTTTATGCAGACTCTGAACAAATCGAATATGGTCACAATTGTTTCATCATCAATCGTGATATGCTCAAAAATGTTTTCTCGGATTGTGATCATGACTTCTGCAATCACCTCTTGGAATCTCATGTCATTCTTTAATGCATCCCATGCATTTTCACCTTGCAATAAATTGACTTTGCCACTGAAATAATTGTCCGCAAAAAGTTTCTTTTGCAACAATGTTTCAAATGCCTTTCTTGCACCAAATGATGTTTCAAGTTTTGCCAATAATGGCGTCACTTCTGTGTATAGTTTCTGTGAAAGAATCGAATGCAATTCAACCTTGTATTCTTTGCCATCCATGTGAAGTATCATATATGCCTCATAAATTGATTCTAACGAATGAAAATAGTGGGCATGACACAATATATGCCATGCCCTTGTTTTGTTTAATTACCAACGCCTGTGAGCCATAATTCTACATAACCTTTATCAGCAGGAATTGTGACATATGTTGCCAATGTCACAAGTGATGAACGGAATGCTGTTACAGGAATTGTCACAATGTCATCATTGTTTACAATTTCACCACCAACTTTTGGCTTGGTGTATTTGCCTGATTCCATGTCAAATGCTCCGACATCCTGTGCCAATTTGCAAAGCATAATCACAACCTTGCGTTTGCCTTGGTGTGATGGATTTGTGCCTGCATATTTTGAACCATAGGTAACTTTTGCAAGTGTTTGTGATGCTGCTGTTGCCGAATTAAATTTGACTCCATCTTCGTATTCACCTGAATCAGATGCTGCCTGTGTTTGTGGTGCATAAACTGTCAGGAAGTTTGTCAAATCTGGATCATCTTCATTCTGATCAATTGTGAAATTTGTTCTTGTAACTGATGTCTTGATTTTCTTTGTCAAAGAAATCAATGGTACTGTTGTTGTCGCGAACAATGGTACACCGTTTGATTCAAACGCTGTGAAAAAGTCCGTGACGTTTGCGCCTCCAATTAGCATAGTTTTATTCCTTCACTTTGAGTGTTGAAAAAGTCTTGATTAAATAATTCCAAGCCCGCTTGCTTGGTTTCCGTGTATATTCTCGAATCAGCAATTTTCCATTTCGTGTGCCTTTGTCTTCAAAGCCATCATTGTCAATTTTGTATCCATCATGAATCAGGACAATATCAGTATCAACAAAAGCTGTTGTTTCATCATGGGATGTTAATGCTTCGTGGCAGATGCCTTCCCAAAACAATCCTGAATTTTTTTTGTGTAATCTTCCTGCATGGATTGAATAGCGTTCCCGCACTTTGTCCTCTTGGCTTGTGTCATACATCAATCCTGAAATTGTAATCCATCCACCAACCGCGCCCGCTTCATCTATTGCCTGAATTTCTGCAATGGCATCTTCAGGGAATGTTCCCAAATATTCATCAGAATCAATATGCAAACACCAATCACCTGATGCCAATTCATCCATCTTGTTTCTGATTTCTGCAAAGTCAAAGTCAATGCCATAATCTTTGTAATAGTAATGAATAGAAACAATGCTTGGTGTGTTTGCAATGACTTCAAATTGATTTTCAAATTCATCCTTTTGTTCAACTGCACATGAAACAATTTGCGTTCCTTTTGGCAATCTTGAAATTAGTCTTGATAAGTTTGCCTTCTTTGGATGAATGATGCAAACTGATAGTAAATTATTCATGATATTCTTGTGTAAAAAATGCGAAATGTCATCAATGTTAATCCCTTTGTCTCATCATCTGAATATGTAATTGGTTCACTTGAAATATAGTGAACAGGTGAAAAGGTTGTTGTTTCATAATCTGATTTGTAGAATTCAATCCGCAAATCTTGCAATGAATATTCCACACGCTCTGCCAATTCTTGCATGGCATGTCGTAATTTTCCTGCACCTAATGTTGGAACCTTTTTCACTGAATTCCCTAATAGAATAAACAAATCAACTTTGCCCAAATCGGCAACCGCTGACATGTCTTCCATTGACTCTGTGAATCTTTCATCTGTTGAACCATATATCCCAACATAGTCAAATTGATATGTTTCATATTTGTTCAGCAGGATTTGTTCATAAATTCGAACACCTGACATCATGCCAAGTTTTTCAATGATTGCATCTGTGATGTGTTTTTCTCTTGACATAAATCATTCCCGTGTTCTGTTTTGCATGTCTTGTAATTGCTGGACAATTGCCATCTTGATTTGCTTTGTGAATCTTTCTTTGACATTTGAATTGAAATCATCAATTGCATTTTGCCAATATGGTCTTGCTTTAATATCAACACCGCCTTTCTGTTCAACTGACAATGCAATACGCTTGAAAAATGGTGCTTTTGTTTTGTAATATTTGAACCAAAAGAACTGTGCCATTTTGGTTGTTTCCTTTTTCATCTTCCGACCGCTTTTGCTTTTGATAACAGTCAATGGTGTTCCTTTGATGAATCCACCAAATTCATGAATTGCAGCATAGACAACTTTGCTTCCATATTCCAATTCAAATTTGTTTCCGCTTTGTTTTGCACGGTAGATATTGTTTGGATTATTCTTGATGAATGATTGAAACAATTTGCCACTTGATTTGTACAAAACATTTCCCGTATTGAAAACAGGTGCTGCCGATGATGAACCGCCTGTTGCACCTTGATCTTTCATGAATTTCGCAATTGATATTTGCATGAAAACAGGGAATTGTTGCATCTGGTCTGCAATAACAGGTCTGATGACATTCATTGCTTGTGAAGCTGAAAACATTTACACCACCGCAATTCTATATTTGTCAAAGAATCTTTGCCATTTCAAATCCTGCAAAATACTTGCATTCACATTCTGTCCTGCACCGCCTGTGGAAACAGAACCAAGCCCAAACCAATTACCACCATTTGCGCTTTGCTTGTAGATCCATGATGCCATTTCAACAATACCTTGAATCACTGTGTTGGGTAAATTGGCATCGCTCCACCCTGTTGAAAGTGTTGCACGAAATTGCCCGCTGTTGATGTTCCTGAATATCACGAAATTCAATCCGTTATCAACTGATGTTGTATAGTTTCCTGCGCTCACATTTGCATAGCTTCCAAATTCATCAACACGCCATTGGAAAGCCGTCACAGATGTGTTTGCATTGAAAGGGATATATTTCCACCTGTGTTCACTTTCCAAGCCGTGACGGGCTTGTGAATAGGTAAAAACATAATTTATAACAGATGCTCGAAGAGGCTGATTGCAATAGCCTTCAGCCTCATCAAAGCATATATCAAATAAATCATCGAACCATTCATATAATACGGCATCCTCCGCAGATTGATCACCTGCCAATTCAAGATTGTTGAATTGAAAAAATGCCTGTTGAATGCGAGGGTATGCCGTTGAATAACTCATTTCTTTGTTGCCTTTGGTTCTGATGATTTTTTAGAAATTACGGATGCAGGTTTTTCGCCTGCATCCTCTTTTGTCACATGTCCACTTGCACTAAGTTTTTCAAATTCCCAATCTTGCAATTGTGTTATTCTTCCAACTTCTAATCCTGCAAATGATTTCAATACAATTGCATCAATCATGGTTCACCTGATTAAGTAGTTGATGTTTTCAACACACCGATTGCAGATGGTGCAGGGAATGCAATTCCGATTGATTCGCTTACCATGATTCCGCGTTGTGATGTTCCACCCAAGCCTGTTGATGCAAAGTATTCTTTGTATTCATCAATCGAAACATCCTCACGAATTCCAAGAATTGAATATTGTGAAAAGTCTGCATAAACTGCTGATGCAACATTTGCACCGTCTGTTGGGAATAATGAATCAGGCACAACATGCATTGGTCTGCCTGTTGGTGTGACATAGGTATTGTTTTCGAGTGCTGTCAATCCAATTGAATTCACTTCCATTGGTCGAATCATGTCCCAAATTGGTCTGCCATTCACACCGTCTGTTTCTTTGAGCAAATATCCAAATACAGATTGTGGCACAACAAATACACCATTTGCACCAACTGATGAATTCACACCCAAACGAAGATTGATAAGGTCTTTCCATGAGATGTCTGCAAATGCATCTTTTGTTGAATTATTTGCACCGCCTTGTCTGATTACGGATGTTCCTGACAATACCAAACATCCTGTGAATTCAGGTGCATTTCCTGTGCCTTTGAAAAACTGCTTGTCCTCTGCTTCTGCCACTGCCTGTGCCAATCCACTGATTGTGTAATCCAAAAACGCTGGTGTTGCATCGCGCAATTGTTCATCAGAAACAATACATCCACCAACAATTTTCTTGGCTGTCAATGCTGTTCCTGTATAGAAATTTGCACTGTCTGTCAATGTGAGGGATGAACCTTCGGAAACAACCGCCGCACTGAATGAACCTGATGATGTGATGTTTTCAACTTTGCCACGCATTGGATAAATTTTTGCAAGTGCTCTTGCATAACCAAATCTATCTGCATAAGACATGATTTCTTCCACCCAAAATTGTGGAACGGCAAAACCACCTTGTGCATTTGTGCCTGTGTTGAAATTTGCTCTTGTCAAATACTTTTCATTTGCTCTGTTTGCAATGTCTTCTGCTGCACCAATTTTGCCTTTGGTGATTGCTGTAATGTAATCAGCAACAATGCGAGCCTGATCGCGTTTGGAATCATGCTCTGCTTTCACTTTCACAAAACCTGATTGTGGAACATTGATAGGATTCATGTTGCGAAGTTTTTCCTGTGCTAATTCATTTGCTTTGGTTTCAACAACCTTTTGCAAATCTTCTTTTGTTGTTGTTATGATGTTAGAATTCATCTTATTCATTTCCATTCAATTGTGTTCAAAATTGTTTCTGCATTCATCTTGACAGGCAATTCAATTGAAAAGCCTCTTTCAGTATCAATCGCTTTTTTGATTTTCTTGTTTCCTTCATTGATCATCCCAACGCCTTCCATAATCAATGACATTGTTGTTGCTGCAATTCTTCTGCCTGCTCTTGTTTCAAATGATGCTTCAACAGGTGCTGTTGCATCTGGTGATGGTTGTGCAGGTGCAGGTTCAACTTGTGGTTCTGGTTGTGTTGTTGCATCAGGATTCAAAATTGACATGACTTTTTCTGCCATTGCAATTGTGCCTTCTTCTGCTGCTTGTGTTGCCAATGTTTCATCAATTCCCAATTCCTCTTTCAAGAACAGCAACGCGGCTTCCTTGATGACTGGTAGCAATTGTTCTTCGATGGCAACAACCTGTTCAGGTGTCAACATTCGTTTTTCCTCATATAATTTTTTTAATACATCGCGGAAACTTTTGGTTTGCTGATTCTCAAAATGTTTCTTGATTAATGCATCACGATTTGCGGGAATCGTGACAACCGAAAATTCAACCAATTCTGATTTTGTGTATGTGATTATTTTTTCACCATCAATGGTTTGTTCTGTTTGTTCAATTGGAATGATACCAACGGAAACGGCAGACACAAATCCATTTTTGATTTTGTCATTTACCTTGCATGCCTTTTCATCATTCATGTCCAATTGGATTGTGGCTTCCAAGTTTTCACCATTCAAGAAAAACCCAAGGCATTTTCCAATTGGCAAATAATCTGATTTGTGATTGATTAAGACAACAGGATTATTCATGTATGCTGAATAATCAATTCCACTTGGAATAATGATGGTTCCGTATCTGTCAACATCAGGAGTGCTGATGGTGAAAGACCATATGCCATCATCCTTTTCTTCATATTCCTTTTCATCATAATCGCGTTTCACCAAAGTGAATTCACGATGGATAACATTTTGCATATTCATTCCTTTTGATTCTTGTTTTGCTTTTGCTGATTCAATTATGTTTCTTGACCATGTGAAGCCCGCATCACCACCCCACAAACCCCATGCAACACGCCCTTTGCTTGGATATCCTTTTTCATCAGGTTCAAAGCCTTCTGCTTTCTTGTCAACTTCATGCCTTGAAAAATAGGAATACATCCTTTGCACAATGTCAAATGAAAGTTCATCACCATTGACAATTTGCCGTGCTCTGATTCTTCCAACACGCGTTCCACCTTCGTGACCATCTTCAATCCATTTGATTGCGCGAGCGGCTTCAATCTTCATGCCTTCTGTTGGTTTGTATGTTTCTGCCATGACTATTTGTCCTGAACAGGAAACAAATAACAACGGCAATTCACCACATTGGAAACATCAACCGATGTTCCACCCTGTGATCTGCCACATGGTCTGTCAATCAATGAACCATCACGAAATTTGAACCAACCAAGATCATTTTCAATTTGTCCATCCATACGCCTGTGACTTGGTCTGACTCTGCCATCCCTTTGTGAATTCCACATTGACTTGATTCCCATTCCTGTGAACACACTTTTTTGCGTTCCTGTTGTCACTGATGTTGCCGTTGTCTGTGCAATCATCTTTGTTCTTGATGTTGAAAGTGTTCTGAATTTCCTTTGCAATATTTCATCAATCACTTCCTTTGGTTGTGTTGCATTTTCTGCAATTGTTTCAATGACATCATCTTTTATCAAGAACATGGAATCCTGAATTGATTCAGATATATTTGCATTCAAATCCCGTGTCATCTGTTGGATTTCCTGTCCTAACTGCCCTGTCAAATCTTCCATCCCCAAACCCAAATCAGACAAAACTTGTTGCATGACAACTTGTGTTGATTCTGCAATTGTCAAATTCAATTCATTTAATTGTTCATCAGTTAGGTTCATTGACATTTCAGGATCATAACCTTTTGCAACGGCTTCATCCGCTTGTATTTGGAATTGTTCAACAAATGACTTGACAAGAATTCCCAATTTGCCTGATATGCTATTTGCCATTTCATCATATTGTCGCCATGATTCCGCTTTGGCATCTGCTGTTTGCATAGGGAATGATCGTGGAACAATAGTATTTTTTGCCCCCTGCAATGCCCTTGGTTGAACGGAAACTGATTCAGGTGATGAAACTACCGTTGTAATAGGAACAAGACCATTGACAAGCATTGCAACATCACCGCCTTGAATTGTGTCATAACCCCTTTCGCGCCTTGCATCATTGATTGTTTTGATGCCATATTTCAATTCGAATTCTTCCTGCTTGGTTTGGGAATCAACATCAGCAAATTCGTATGGTTGTGCCTGAATCAATATGTCATCTTCATAGCGTCTAAAATGTCTTGTGAATTCTTCTGCCATGTAAATTGCAACAGGATCAATTGTCTGTTGTCTAAACACGGCATATTGAACTTCTGCTGTTGCACGATTTTGAAATTCACCTGTTAGCATTCCTGTTGGAACACCAAACACTT